AGGATCTGACATTGCGTGCAAGTTTGAGAAGCCAAGCGACAACGATGGTTTCGTTTTGGGGTACGGGGGAGCCCCACACCGAGGGGGTGTGGGGCTCCGAGTGGGCTGCTAGGCTGCTTGCTTGCCTGCCCAGGCGATGGTGTCGCGTCGGCTGACGCGGAAGGTGGGTACTACGTCGTAGCGGCCCCAGTAGATTTGGCCTTTGCGGGCGGCTTTGTGGATGTCCTGGTAGTTGATGCCGGTGAGGGCTTCGGCTTGGCGGAGGGTGATCATGTCGGGGTGGTGCTTGTAGACGGGTTCGGCGGCCATGCGGTATCCTTTCTGTGTTAGAACAAGACAATTTCGTTCCTGTTCTTGTTCCTTCTGTGAGTGGCCCCCGGGGTGGAATCCTGGGGGTTTCTCGTTGTGCTGATGACTTGAGTGTAGACAGGGTGAGACGGGGCTGTCAAGCGCCTGCGGGAGTCCAGCCGAGGTGGTTCAGCCTGGAGTAGTCGGCTTCACGTTCGAGGAGGACGTGCCCGGTGCGTCCTTCCCTGTTCTTGGCGACGTGGATGTCGAGGCGGGTCCAGTCGGTGACCCCGTTTTCGTGGGGGCAGGACATGAGCATGACGACGTTGGCGTCCTGCTCGATGTTGCCTGATTCGCGTAGGTGGGAGAGCTGGAGCTCACCACCGGGGGACTGTTCGGCTTGGCGGCCGAGCTGGGCGATAGCGAAGACGGGGATCTGTAGGTCCTTGGCGAGGTTCTTGAGTGAGCGCGTGTATTCGCCGATGAGTTCCCAGCGAGCTCTTCTGTCGCCGGGGGCGGCGTTGATGAGGCCGATGTAGTCGATGAATGCGGCGGTGATGCCGTGTTGGCGGTGGAGGAGGCGTGTGGTGGCTACGAAGTCTCCGATGGTGAGGTTTGCGCGGTCGTCGAAGTGGATTGGTAGTTGGCGGAGGTGTGGTACTGCGGCGTTGATTCTGGCTTGTTCGTCGGGGGTGGGGTGGCGGCGTCGGGTTACGGCGTCTCCGGGGACGTTGGCGACGTTGGAGAGGATGCGTGACCAGAGTTCGCGGCCTGCCATTTCGAGGCTGGCGAAGTAGACGTGGCCGGTGTCTGCGAGGGTGGCGGCGGCTTGGAGGGCTAGGAGCGATTTGCCCTGACCTGGCCTGGCGGCGATGACGTAGAGTCCGCCGGGTTTCCATCCTCCGATGATGTGGTTGAGGTCGGGCCAGGGGGTGGGGGTGAATGGTGATGCCTTGGTGGTGAAGTCTGCGAGCTGGGTGAGGCACTGGTTGTTGTCCACAAGGGCTGTGGAGCCTGTGGAGACTTGGTTGAGGAGCTCGCGGATGGTGGCTTCTGCGTTTGAGGGGTCTTCTCCGGCTTCGATGATTTGGAGGCCGCGGGTGCAGGCGTCTGCGAGCTGTCTGCGGGCGGTGTTGTCGATGAGTTTGTTGGCGTAGACGCCTGCGAGGGTCCCGTGTGCGACTGCCGTGAGGTCCATGATGTCTAGGAGGTAGTCGGGGGTGACGTGGGCGTCTGTGATGGTGGGGAGCTTGTCGAGGAGGAGTTCTCGGGTGAGGCCTTGGCCGGGGTTCTTTTGCTTGTAGTCTTCGATGAGTCGCCAGATGGCTGCGTTGCGGGTGTCTGCGAAGTGGTGGGGGTGGATGTTGTCGAGGTCGATGAGGGCGTTTGGGTCGCCGCTGAGGGCGATGTTGAGGATGGTGGTTTCGGTGCTCATGTCGTGTGTTGGGTTGGGGTGTGGGCGGGGCCCTGCTGGTGTCGCAGGGCCCCTGGTGGCTAGCTGTACAGTCCGTTGAGGGCGACCGGTACTGCTGTTTTCCATCCGAGGATGCTGTTACTGTCGCCGTCGGGTGTTACTGTTCCTCCCTGTAGAGGTCCGGTGAGAAGGTAGTAGCCGCGAGCATTGTTGTAGATGTCTACGAGGACTGCGGCGCTGCCGGCGATATTGTATCCGCGGCTTGTGCCTTCTGTGATGATGATGAGGGGTGCTGTGGGCCAGTCGGTCATGAGAAGATCCTTTCAATCAGTTGTGTGTCGATGGTGAAGTGGCTAGTGGCTGTCTCTCGGCCGCAGGTTACGCATTTTACGATGAACGCGGGCGGTTCTTTTAGGGTGGCCCGCTGACCGTCTACGATCTTCTCCCGTAGTCGTTCGGTGATGGTTATTTCTGCCTTAGGTCGTGGTCGTTGTATTTGATTGGGTTGCGTTGCGTGAGCTCTCTCATGGTTTACTTTCCCGTGGCGTGGTTGGCGATGCGGATGGTGTCGGTGGGGGAGAGCTACCTGCTGGGGCCGGCGGCTGTGAGGTGGAGTTTCTGGCGTGGGGTGAGCACGGGTATTGTCCTTTCGTTGTGCTGATGGCCGGAGGGTAGACTGGGTGAGACGGGCTTGTCAAGACCTGCCGGTGTGGCGGTCCAGGTACGCCTGTGCGTCCGCCCACCCGGAGTCGCCGGGGATCCCCATGTTGGGCTTCCAGAAGTTGACGTACGGGGCGGGGTCGATTCCGTGGTCAATGCAGGCGTACCAGAAGTCTTCCTTGGTGAGGGTCTTGCCGGTGCTGGGGTTGATGGCTGGGGCGCCCTGGGTGGCTCCAGGGGTGGGAGGCTGCACCCACGCACCCTTCGCAATGATGTTGCCCTTGCGGCACCAGGTGCGCCATGTGGCATCCCAGTCGATGCGCTTGGTGCCTGTGCTCAGGTAGTAGTCTCGGAAGTTCTCGGCCTCGGTACCGACGGGCATGGAGGGGTAGTGCTCGCGGGCGTAGGCGAGACACTTCTCGCTAGGGGTCCAGTCCTCTGGGATGGTGGTGCTGCGGGCGGTCTTCTTGACCTTCTTCTGCGGCTTAGGGGCTGGCTCTTCGGTCTCGATGGGGAGCTGGCTGTCATCCTTGCTGACAGGCTCCTGTTCCTGGGCGGGAATTTCGGATGCGTGCCGCTTAGCCCATGAGGCTGGGTGCACCCGCTCGGCGGCCGCTGCGGCCTGCTGCTCAGCGGTCATGCGCTCTTCGGCCCTCTGAGACATGCCGTCGCGATTGGTCATCCAATCGGGCTTGTAGGCGTCTGACTGGTCGGCGGTCCACACGTAGTAGTTCCGGCTGAGCTTCCCATCTTCCTTGCGGAAGCGGATGATCTGGATGATTCCACGCTCTTTCAGGGTAGCGATCGCCCTGCTCACGGTGCGCTTGTCGACTTCGGCATCTTCGGCCAGCTCGGTGAGTTCCGGGAAGGTGACCGGACGGCCTCCCCAGCCGGGGACCTTTGAGTTCATGCGGGCAGCCAGGATGAGGGCAACCACTTTCTCGGTTGAGGTGATGCCCCGGAGGGCGGCGGCCTGTGCTTCGTAGATGACGGATGACATTGTGTGTTACACTTTCCTTGTGTTCTCTAGAGGGGGGCCGGTTGCGTGTTCCGGCCCCCCTCGCTTTTGTTATCGGGCGATGATGGGCTCTAGCGAGCCTTCCGGGACGCCTAGGTCCTTTTCTACCTCAAAGCAACGTTTGCGCGCTACCGCTCTTGCGGTGATTCGGAGGTACTGGAGCTGTTCTATTACTAGGTCGCCGTAGTGGTCATCGGCGTCTTTGGGGCGCTGATTGAGGCAGGCGATGATGAGAGAGTCGAGCCTTCCGGCGACTACAGGGTGGATGGCGTTGAAGGTGACTGTCCTCTTGCCGCCGCGGCCATTGATTGCGATGAGGCCTACGTCCTGTAGGCGCTTCATGCGGCGCCATCCAAGTTCGTCCATGGACTCAGTGTGAGGGATTGTGGGCTCGCCGGTCATGGGGGTGGTGAATGTGATTGTCGCGTCGAGGGCGGCCGTGGAGAGATTGGATGCGAGCTCTGTGTACTGGAGCACGCACCCGGCTCGCGCCGTAGGGGGGAGGATGTGCTGGTCGCGACCTTGGGTCCACCAGCCTCCGTATGCAGCATGCTGAACGGCGTCTTGTAGGCGAAAGAGTCGGATGGCGACATTGTCGGGGAGACTGTCTGGTGTGGGGGTGTGGGTTCTCATGGCCTCTATTCTATGCGGTCTCTCTGTTGTGTGCAACCTGCCGGTCTATGGGGTTTCATGCCCTACTCCCCAGAGGACACTGGTGTCGCGAACCAGAGGACACTGGTGTCGCGAACCAGAGGACACTGGTGTCCTCACAGTAACCCCTTAACCAGAACCCTCTAACTAGAACACATATTTGCGCATGCGCGCGAGCCACACGATCTTCGCTTCGCTCCGACCGTCGGACCGTTGGTCCTTGGTCGTCGCCCTGGCCTTCGGCCTAGTTGGTCCACGAGAGCAAGGACGAGGAGATGGTTCGTTGGCTAGTTGCGTACCTGGCTCTTGTTGATCCTTGTTCGCCTGATCTGATTGGAGCGTCCAGAGTCTTCCTCGTTGTCCTTGCCCCTCCTTGCTGTACCGAGACGGGACGTGACCCTTCTCCTTCCTTGCTCTAGTGCTAAGCAGTGGGTTGGGTTGTGGTTGGGTTGGGTTGAGAGTCTCTAGTTGGTTGACGCTCACCAAGAGTGCTCAGCCCCGCGGCAGCGGCCGGCGCGCCCGCTCGCGGCCCGGGAAGGGGTCTGGGAGGCTCTCTGGCGGCCGAACGGGGGTGGGTGTGGGTGCTGGCCTACCTGGGGTGCCGAGAGGCGCTCAGATTGGCTTACACGGCCTCGAGGGTGAACTGTCCGGGTTTTTCGGAGAGTTGACTATCGCATCTGAGTGCGGCTATGCTGGTCGTGCTGATAGGGGCCCGCCTTGATGGATCACGATTGAGTTTCCTTTCCTCTCGTGTATGCCAAGGTGGGCCCCGCCCTTTGCCCTAAGGGCTCCGGCGTGGTAGACTGTGCTGGTCAGCCAGCGAAAGGACGCTTGATGAAGATCGACTGGGAGAACACCCCCCAGTACTGTGAGGTCTGCGACCACCAGATGCGCGCGCCCCGTACGACGCTCGCCGACCACCCGGGCACTCGCGCCTACGGGGGGAGGGGGATCTGCAACTCCTGCTACCGGCGTAAGCGCCGCGGCCAGGGCGGTGCAGCCAAGACGTACATGGATTGGAGTGAGGCGCACTACTGCTCGCGCTGCGGTGTTCGCATGCGCCCCCCGCGCTCCAGCGTCAGCGAGTTCCCTGAGACCCGCCTGTACTCCGGTAACGGGGTGTGTGCCTTGTGTGCTAAGGGTCGCCGCAAGGTCGGCCCCACGGTTGCTGAGCTCGCAGCCCGGGGGCATCCTTGTATCGAGCCCTGCCCTCTCCCCTCGAATAAGCGCTCCAATATTTGGTGAAAGGACACCCCCGTGCTTTACCTCCTCATCTATGGTGACAAGTCGGCCCCTGACGTTGATGTGATCCTCTGTGACAGCCACCCTGAACGCACCGATGAGGGGACGTGGGTGTTCAAGAATGAGGGGCAGTCAGACTTCTATGTGTACCCGGGCGACTACCTGTCGATCCATCACGCCTACTTCGGGGGCAAGGCGGCCAAGCCGGCCTTCTTCTTCGACATCCGTGAAGGATCCCCGAACAGTGAGGGCGTGTCGATGGTTTACCCGGGTGACGTGCGGTGAACATGGATGATCTCAGTGAGGTTCATGTGCGGATGCTTGTCGCATCCCTCGACTGTGCGGTTGATGAGCTCCGGGATGCGCTCGATTCGGCGCACCAGACCGGCGCGTACGATGTGCCACACCATCGCCGTAACGCTGATCAGGATGGCGCCGTCATCCGGGTTAGTGAGGCGCAGGAGGGTGTCGAGGAGTACCTGGAGCTGGTGTTCACTGACCGGTATGACATGGGTGTGCATGTGACGTTGGAGGTGATCGGGTAGTGGCTTGGGGTAAGAGTTCCAGGCGCCGCAAGGAGCTCCCTAAGGACTGGGACAAGATCAGGAGCGTTGTCCTGAGGCGGGATGGTGGCCTGTGCGTGTTCTGCGGTAACCCAGCTAATCAGGTGGACCATATTATCCCTGATGGTCCGCACGTGCCGGACAACCTTAGGGCGTTGTGTCAGCACTGCCATATGCTGCGCACGCAGCAGCAGTCGGTAGAAGCCAGGAAGCGCCGCTATAATCGGGGCAATAAGGCTCGAGGCCCCAGGCCGAAGAGTAAGCACCCCGGATACCTTTAGGAGAGTCGACGATGGGAGTGAAGGGACCGATCCCGAAGCGTAGCACTGAGGGGCACCGCACTACGCAGGCCAGGAAGCTTGATGGTGGCGTGGAGCCCGTTAACGTGGTTGCTGAGCAGGTGAAGCCGCCCAAGCCGGATCCTGACTGGCACCCCATCGCGAAGAAGCTGTGGAAGGCTGTGGAGAAGTCGACGTTCACTCGCTACTACGAGCCGTCGGACTGGATTGTTCTCTACTCCACCTGCGATGACTTGTCGAATTACAAGATGCAGGATCGGCGTTCCCCAACGATGCTGGCTGCGGTGAACACGATGCTCACGTCCTTGCTTCTCACTGAGGGGGACCGCCGCAGGGTTCAGATCGAGATCAACCGCGTTGACGAGTCCGAGGCCGAGTCGGCCGGCGTGGTCGCGTTGCAGGCGTGGACGAAGGCGCGGGCGGCGAAGTGACCGGCACGCTCCCCGCACCCCGGGAGCGAACCGATACGCTCCCCCTCGGTTTGCCGGAGAGGACGCTCGGCTACCATGCTGCGGCGTGGATGGTGGATAACCTGATTCAGCCGAATGGGCCGAAGGCGGGACAGCCGTTCATCCCGACCGATAGGCAGATCGAGTTCCTGGCTCATTTCTACGCCCTGAATCATAAGGGTTCCTTTGTGTACAGGCAGGGAATTAGAAGGTTAAGCAAGGGAAGTGGCAAAGGGGTGACGCTCGTCACACCCATTCTCACTCCTTCTGGGTGGCGCCGGTTCGGCGACCTCGCTGCCGGCGACTATGTGTTCCACCCCTCCGGTAAGCCTACCAAGGTAACCCAGGTCCACCCAATCGACCAGTGGGACACTTGGGAAGTGGAGATCTCCGACGGCACCGTCTTGACCTTCACGGGCGAACACCTGTTCACAGTGGATGAGTTTGTCGGATCCTCGAAGCGCAAGCGCCGCACCCTAGATGTGCGCGCCATGGCCCGCGAGGGTCTAATGTTCAACCGCCCTCTCACTAAGGGATCCACGAAGGCCGCCAAGGCTGGCGTTGGCAAGTTTGCTCTCCCCGAGACCGAGCCTCTGGAGTTCCCTGAGCGCAGCCTGCCGGTCGACCCATGGGTTCTTGGCTACTGGCTCGGCGACGGCTCTACTGGACTCGGTGCCGCCACCGCAGATATTGACGACATCCCTCACGTTCGCGAGCGTTGTCGTGCTGCCGGATATGAACTCGGTGACCTTCACCAGAAGAAGACGGGCGGCCGGGCTCGTCAGTTCACCATCCTCGGCCTCATGAAGGACCTCAGGAAGGCTGGAGTCCTGAACGAGAAGCACATCCCCGAGGAGTACCTGTACGCCTCCGTAGAGCAGCGCAGGGCCCTTATTCAGGGGCTTATGGACTCCGATGGGTACGTGGATAAGAATGGGTCTGCGGAGTACTGTCAGGTGCGTAAGCAGATCGCTGATGGCATGGCGTTCCTCCTGCGCTCCATGGGGGTTAAGGCGAACGTCAGGGCGTCGGAGGTGAAGCTCTATGGTCGTGTCACTGGACCTCGCTATCGGCTTACGTTCAAGCCCTACAGGCATCAGAACCTCGTGACCTTGCCTCGCCGTGCGGAGAGGGTGCGGGAGCAGCGCAGGAAGCCCATTCCTCGCGTCATTAAGGATGTGCGTAGGGTGGCCCCGGTTGACGCTCGCTGCATCACCGTAGAGGCTGAGGATGGCCTGTACCTGGTGGGGGAGACGATGGTGGTTACCCATAACTCCCCGTTTGCTGCGGCTATGTGCCTGTTCGAGCTTCTCGGCCCGTGCCGGTATGACGGTTTTGACCGGCATGCGCCTTTCGGGGTGCGTGCGAAGCCCATGAGCATGCCTCTCGTGCAGATCGTGGCTTGCAGTGAGGCGCAAACTCAAAACACGGTCAGAATGGTTCGGGCATTCTGCCAGAAAAAGGGTTCGCTGGCTCGAAAATATGACCTTGAGGTTGCGAAGACGTTCATTGAGACGCCTGGCGGGGGGAAGCTTCAGCAGATGACGTCTTCTGCGTCCTCCATGGAGGGCGGTGAGGTGTCCTTCGTTGTGGGTGACGAGCTCGAGCACTGGGTACCCTCCCAGGGCGGCCCTGCCATGTTGCAGACGATTCAGCAGAACGCGGCGAAGATGGGTGGCAGGTTCATGGGTACCTGTAACGCGTGGGTTCCGGGTGAGCAGTCGTCTGCGGAGGCGGTCTTTGAGGCGTGGTGCGACCAGGAGGATGGGCTCACTAGGGGTAAGACGAAGATCCTCTACGACGCCCGTATTGCGCCCCCGAACACGGTTTTGACGGATGAGCCGGAGGAGGGGCAGGTGGGTCTCACGAAGGCGCTCGAGTATGTGTATGAGGGCTGTCCGTGGGTGAATCTGGAGTCGATTAAGGAGCAGATCTGGTCGCCGGAGTATCCGGAATCTCGATCTATCAGGTTCTTCCTGAACAGGCCGAATGCGGCGGAGGCGTCGTGGGTCACGTTGGAGGAGTGGACGCAGCTCCGTAAGCCTGACCGGAAGGTGGAGCCGGGGGAGAAGATCGTCATGTTCTTCGACGGCTCCAAGTCGAATGACCATACGGCTCTCGTGGGCTGCTGCATGGAGGATGGGCACATCTTCAAGATCGGCCACTGGAAGCCGGAGAAGCCCCTTAACGTAGTGAATGTGGCCGCAGTGGATGCGGGGGTCAGGAGAGCGTTCGACACGTATAACGTGGTGGCGTTCTGGGCTGACGTCCGGGAGTGGGAGTCGTTCACGCGCACAGCCTGGCCTGAGGACTTCGGTGACCGCCTGATCGTCCCTGCCGTGCGTGGGGGCATGTCCGCGTCCCCGATCGCATGGGATATGCGCTCCCACGCCTACCAGTTCGCTGAGGCAGCGGAGACGGCGTTCACGGAGATCCAGCAGCAGGCGTTCACTCACGATGGGGACTCTGCCCTGGGTGAGCACGTGTCTAACTGTCGCGTGAATGAGTTCAAGGGGCGCTGGTCGGTGAAGAAGGAGTCCCCGAAGTCTTCTAAGAAGATCGATCTGGCTGTGTGCATGATCGGCGCTAGAATGTTGTACAGGTACGTCAAGAGCAGCAAGGAGTGGGCCGACATGAATAAGCCGGTTGGTGCGTGGACGGTGATCGTGTGAGCTTTGAGAAGATGCTCGCCGGCTTTGAGGGTGGCGCTTATCGTCCGGAGTCGTTCGAGACGTACTATGAGCAGAGTGAGCGCCTGGACGCCCTGGGTATCAGTATCCCGCCGGAGGCGCGGGTGCTGGAGATGCAGGCGCCGTTCGCGAAGATGGCTATTGATGTCCTGACTGAGGTCCTGATCCCGGCCGGGTTCATCATCGCGGACGATGGGCGCAAGGACCTGGTGCGTGACCTGCGTGTCGTGTGGCAGGCCAATGACATGGATTCTCAGTTCAATCTGGCTGCGGCTGAGGCGCTTGCTGCCGGCTCCGTGTTCTGGGTGCTGTCTCCTGCTGACGAGGAACATGAGCACCCGTCTGTTCGGGCACTGGACTCGCGTCACGCCGGTGTCCGTATCGACCACTTCGGGAACGTGATCGAGGGTATCGCTGTCTACCGTTCGGGTGATGGCGTGAAGTGCGCCTCGTACTACACGCCCGAGGGTATGACCGCCTACAGGCAGGTCGGCACCCGGTGGGTGTCCGACTGGTCTACGAGCGACCCGTGGGGTGCGTCGATCGTGCCCATGTTCAACAGGGCTCGTCTCCGTGACCGGTATGGCAGGTCGGACCTGAAGGAGCTGAAGACGGTCATTGACGCGGCCTCCAGGACTCTCACGAACCTCCAGATGGGGCAGGAGGTTGCCGCTTTCCCGCTGAGGTTCCTCATTGGTGACGGCGCCGACCGGATGCTGGCCGGGCAGCAGGCTGCGGCCGCGATGAACGGGCAGTTCGGCGGTAATCGCATGGAGAACTATGCTGGCGCGCTTCTGGCCGCCCCCACTGGGGCTGACGTGAAGCAGCTGACTGGCGCCTCCTTGGATACGTTCACGAACACGTACCGCACCTACGCGTTGCAGATCTCAGCCATGACGGGCATCCCGCCATCAATGATGGGTGTGGCCGCCGACAACAACCCCACATCTGCTGAGGCTTTGCGTGTGGCGAAGGATCGGCTTATCGCACGCGCCGAGAACAAGCAGCGCCAGTTCAGTGACGCTCTTGAGCGCATCGCCCGCATTATCGCGGTCATGAGCGGGGAGTCGCCTGAGGGGTTGGAGACTCTTGAGGTGATGTGGGCTGACGCCGCAGCCCCGTCGGCGAGCGCCCAGATGGCTGCCGCCATGCAGGCCGAGTCTCAGGGGGTTATCGGCGCTGAGACTGCACGGGACTTCATGCACCTTTCCCCGGAGCAGATGGAGCGCGAGAACCGCCGCCAGAATGACCTGGATTCGATGGCGGGCCAGATCCTCCCTGTCGGCCTACAGGAGGAGGATGAGGAGGATCCTGAGGGCAGTGACGAGGAAGAGGAGCCTGCCGGCGACAAGGATGAGGCTAAGAAGTGACCCTTGCGCTCTTTAGGGCTCTCCTGGCAACTATCGCCCGCACTTTCCAGAGGCGCCTGGGTGACGCCACCGCCCCTTTGCAGGGGCAGCCGGTGACGCTCTCGGAGAAGGAGCTGGGTGAGGCGATCACTCCTCTTGTGTGGGCCGCAAGGCGGCAGGCGTGGGCGGCTACGGCATTGTTCCTGCGTGGGCAGGCTAGGGCGCATGGCGCTAATGAGGCGTGGATCCCTCCTCAGCCGGGGTACAGCCCCGATTCGGTGCGCTACGCGATCAGGTCTGCCAAGGCCCGATCCGGTAAGCCTGAAGCGTTCAAGGCTCTCCAGGGTGAGCTCACTAGTCATGTGTATGCGGCGTCCCGTAGGACCATCAACGATGCTGTGGAGGGCGCCCCAGACGTGACCGAGCTCCTGGATGATCTCGAGCGGATCGCCGACGACCTCGAGGGGTTCTCCAAGGAGCAGGCCGCCCAGATCGAGCGGGAAGTCAAGAAGCACGAGCGGAAGCGCCGCCCTCGGAGGAACTGGGTTGACGTATTCGATGAGGTCGCGGACCGCGTCGACAAGGCCATTAAAGAGCTCGAGTCCGAGGGCATGCTGACTCAGAAGTATCGGGACTCGGAGGCCCTGAAGGATCTCCCGGACAAGTACCGCCGCTCAAAGGACGGGACACTGATCGCCAGGCCTTTTGCGTGGGCGCGGGTTGTTACCCCATCCAAGAATGGGCCGTGTGGCTTCTGTGCAATGCTCGCTTCTCGCGGCCCCGTCTATAAGACATCTAAGACGGCTGGCGTTGGTGTGAACAGATTCCATACGCACTGTCGGTGCATTATCTGTCCCGTTTACACGTCCAGGGCGTGGCCAGGTAAGGAACAGCATGCTAGATTCGAACAACTGTACAATGAGGTAGTGAAGGCCCATGACCTTCATGGGCACGAGGCGCTGCGGGCCATGAACCGCCGCCTCTACCAGGAGCAAAGGAGAAGGAATGGCTGACACCCCCACTGAGTCATCCGACGAGGCTGACACCACTGTCGAGGAGGCCACCCCCGCGCCGGAGCCCCAGGGCAATGTCGACACGGAGACCGCCGAGCAGGAGGAGGCGCCGGCCGCCCCCGAGGAGGCCGTGGGCGCCCCCGAGGAGCCCGGCAACCCCGGTGAGCTCGACGACCTGAAAGAGCGCCTAGGGGCCCTTGAGGCGGTACTCGCCAACAAGGACGAGGAGATCAAGGCCCTACGCGACACCGCAGCCAAGGACTCCCTGATCCGCGACGCGGGCCTGCCCTCGAAGTACGCCCAGTTCCTACACGGAGACGAGTCCGGGTGGGGAGAACAGGTGTCCACCCTCCTGGAGCTCACCAGCAAGGCTCCTGCGCGCCCCCGCGACCCCGCGGTAGACGCCCAGGTCGGCTCCGACTCGGAGGACCGCGAGACCGCCATCCTCCGCATGTTCGGGCTCGCCGAGTAACCCCTGCCTGACAGGGGCAACATCTAGAACAACTCTGCCGGTCAGGCAGGAAGGAGACGCGAATGGCGGACAATGCTGCCAAGGTCGCAACCATTGCAAAGCTTACCGCCGGCGGTAACGCCGAGGGCTTCCCGAAGGAGGTGCTTGCCCCCATCTGGAAGCGGGCTTTCGCTGGCTCCGTCGTCCAGAAGGTTGCTGGCACTGTCCCGGTTTCTCTGGCCGGTAACGCGGTCAGTCTGCCGGTCGGCCAGCCGGTCGCCGGTATCGTCCAGGAGAGCGCCGACAAGCCTGTCGTTGACGTCTCTGTTGGTCTGAAGACCTTCAGTCCCGTCAAGACTGCGGCGATCGTGTCGATCTCTAAGGAGGCGCTCATGGCTAACCCCCTGAACGCCTTCGATGACCTGGAGTCGCAGCTGGCTGAGGCTATCGCCCGCTCGATCGACACCGCCGTCATTCACGGCAAGGACGCCCTCACCGGAAATGCCCTGGCGGGCAAGGAGTCCCTGGCCTCGACCACTAACGTTGTGGAGCTGGACCCCGCCAAGTTCGACACCACCGGCTACCTGGGCAAGCAGCTCGCTGCCGCCTACGACAAGGTCGTGAACACTGACGGCGAGATCGACTATGACTTCAACGAGTTCCTCCTGTCGCCCAGGTTCCGGTCCATCATCATGGGCGCCTCGGACGGCTTCGGTCGCCCGCTCTACCAGGCCTCCCCGAACCTGGCTGACGAGTTCACCAGCGTCCTGGGCATCCCCGCCATCTACAGCAAGGCCGTTAACGGACGCGGCAAGGTGTCTGAGCCGAACCTGCTGGGCTTCGGTGGCGACCTGAAGGAGAACCTGCGTCTCGGCTTCGTTGAGGGCCTCACCTGGGCTACCGCCGACCAGTACGCCGCCGGCATGGACCTGTTCGGCACGAACCGTATCGCGATTCGTGTCGAGGCTATCTTCGGCTGGGTCCTGCGTGACCCGAAGGCATTCGTGAAGATCACGAAGAAGGCTGGCTGATGAGTCCGCGGGGCGGGGGTTCCGTAATGCTCTCGCCCCGCGGGTGACACCTAGGGAGGAGGAGAAGTGACCGTAGCGGAGAGACTCGACGTCGAACGCACACTCATGCGCGACCTCGAGGATGATGAGGCAAGGTGGGTGGATGCCCTCCTTGAGCGCGCCGAGGCCCTTATTCTCCTCCGCATGCCTGATGCTGTTAATCGCTGCCGCGTCGACTACCCATTCCGGGTGGCTCTCATCATGGTGGAGTGTGAGGCTGTCGCGCGAGTGTTACGTGCTCCCGGCGGCGGGCTCTACAAGTATGAGACTGAGGGCACCTACACCTACTCAGTGAATCAGGCCGTGGCTTCCGGCCTCCTGGAGATCACGCAGCGGGACTGGCAGGCTCTCGAGGGTGGCGCTGGCGGGTGGGGTAGCGCAGCCCCGGTCCTGGACGGGTATGCCCAGAACCGGCGCGGCGGGGAGTGGTCCCCGGACGTGTCGAAGACATTCCTGATGTCTTTCCGGCGGGCTTCGGTCCCTGACAAGCCGGCCGCCCCCGAGCTGGGGTTGCAGCGGTGGGAGGGGTGGCGCACCACATGGTGACCTTCCGTCCTCGCCGTGGCCGCTACCTGGAGAATGGGCCTCACGCCGTGGAGGTCACTGTCGCGGTTGTGTCTGAGGGCCGCACCGGGCGTCGTTACACGCCCGGTGAGACGTTCTACGTCGATAAGGTTCTTGTGCAGCCCTCCGCTGGTAACGCGTTGAAGGCTACGGAGAACCGTGTTATCCGTGGTGATCTTACCGATGAGACTACCCTGAAGATCATGGGGACTGGCCGGAAGTGGCCGGGCGGACCCCACTCGTGGGTGAAGATCATTAAGGGGCCGCCGTCGCTGGAGGGGAAGACTTTCCAGCAGGCTGGCGAGCCACTTACCTATGACGCCTCACCGATGACACGCCATTTCAGTGTCCGCTGCGACACCCTGGGGACGGTGGCGAAGTGATCCGCGCCTACGACAATAAGCACATCCATGAGGATATTGCGAAGGTTGTTGCCCGCCATCCGGAGTTTGCTGCGGCCGCGGCGAAGGTGTTCGCTGAGGTGAAGGCTGCCGCTTCTGCGCACATCGACTCCGGCGAGCTTTTCGCCTCATACGGCATGGAGCAGGGGAAGGCGGACTACACGATCGCCCCGTCCACCGACCATGATGCGGCCGTAGAGTTCGGGCACTACGTGTATCAGGACCGCCAGGGGCGCCGCACCGGCCGGGAGGGTGCGCGGTATCGCACCTGGGTTCCTGGCCTCAACATCCTTCGTGGGGTAGTCCACGACAATGGGGGATTCTAGTGGCCTACGTTAATCCTCTCCCGTTCATTTACCGGTACATGAAGGACGCCGCCGCCCATGGCGCGGGCGAGTGGCCTATCCTCGAGAAGATCGTCTGGCGCACCCACGGCGACGTGGATGATCCGATGAATGAGCTCGTGTGCCGAGTGCAGATGACTATTGCGCGCGCGCACCCGTCTGGGCCTAGGTTTGCGGCCACCCAGATTCGTGCGCGTCTCTATATGACCGGCCCGGACGGGGATGAAGTTTCTGATGCTTCCGATGCCCTGGTTCAGGCTGTAGATAAGGCTTGGAGGGACGGTATGATCACCTCTGAGGGCTGGGCGACTTACCTGGAGTGGACTCAGCTTCCCACACCGGAAACGGATATGGGGACCACGGCAGACTACATCAACATGGTTTCGTCCCTTCAGGTGACGGCCAGGAAGGGGGCCTGATGGCTAACCTCGGAAACAGTAAGATTCAGATCGCGGGTAAGGGGCACGTCTACATCGGTAACGTGGACACTGTCGCCCCGAACCTGTGGGGCTACACTTTTGGTGATGGCACCACGCTCGAGACCGCTGGGTGGACGTGGCTAGGTGACACCTCAAGCGAGAACCTGATTGAGGTGGAGACCGACGGCGGCGACACCTCCACGAAGCGCACCTGGGACCGTCAGGGCGTCCGCTCCACCCGCGAGGACGTCACCAACAAGGTGACCATCAACGCCGTCAACCTCGGTGAGGACGTCATGCGCGTCGCCTTCCCCGGCTCCACCTATGACGCCGAGAAGGGCGGCTGGGATGTCGAGCTGGACAACTCCAGTGAGCGTGCCGTCCTTATCGTCATCGAGGATGGCCTGCTCGTGTCGGGCATGCTGTTCCGCCGCGTGTCCCTGGCCGGTAACCTGCCGTCCCTCTCACTGGACAACTTCAGTGAGGTGAAGATCTCCGGGACCCTGCTGTCTCCCCCGTCGGGGAAGACTCGCGTCCAGATGCTCGAGCCGCGCACCGTCACCGGCGTTGGCACGGCGAAGCCGACCATCACGACCCTGGCCCCGGCCACTGGCGCGGTTGGCGCGAAGGTCACCATCACCGGAACCAACTTCAACGGTGTCCGCGAGGTGAAGTTCGGCGACAAGGTGGCAACCTTTGACAAGGACTCCGCCACCCAGATCACCACCTATGTGCCGCGCGGCGCTACCGGCTCGGTCAACGTGGTGGTCACCAACAACGTCGGCGCGTCCGACGGGAAGCAGTTCACTGTCAACTGATGATCTCCGTCCGGCCGCCATGTAGGGGTGTGTGGTGGCCGGACGGCAACACCCCATTACTCCCCAGCAGAAGGAGAAGGCAATGGCCTCCACCAAGAATGAAGTCCCCGACTTTGAGACCCTCGAGGGGCACGAGATCTTCAAGCCCGTTGATACGCTCCGTCCTTCCCAGCGGCTCCGCCTCACTGCGAAGGTGCTGCCCATGGTTGACGACTCGGATGAGTTCACTGACGAGAACATGACTGTTCTGGCTGACATGACCGAGTTCCTTGAGGACAGCGGCTATATCGCTGACCTGGATGCGTGGACTCGCTTTTTCAGCACTCACGGAATCGAGGCCGCTATCACTCTGGCTACCGCTTACGCGGGGGAAGCCACAGGCGCCAAGCAGTAGATGACTACTTCCGGGACAACCCTGATGCTGCCGCGGACTTCTGGGCGCTTTACCGCATCGACGTCTACGGCGGCTACAGGGTTCGTCTCGTGGAGGCACTGCTTGAGCGCCTTTCTTATGAGCCTTGGTCGCTGTACAGGGCGAAGCAGCTGGGCGGGCCGCAGTGGTTCGGCTACTCCGCTGACTCGGAGAGGCTGAATGCCTTGCTTGATGGTCAGCGTCTTCAGACGAAGGCCGCTAGCGGCAGGGGGCGGGCGTACCTGAAGGACTCTGAGATGGCCCCCAGGCCAGGGACTGTTAAGGCGAGTACGGTAGTATCGAGTAAGGATACTGCTGCGATGGCGGCCCTGTTTGGGGCCCTAGGTTGAGAGGTTAGGGGATGGCCGGTAAGGGTATTGTCGGTAAGCTCGGGGTCAAGGTCGTCCCCGACCTCTCTAAGTTCGCTGACGAGCTGAAGAAGAAGCTCCGTCGCATCCAGAAGCAGGTGGGCGACCTCGATGTTGAGGTTAATGCTGAGGTTGATGTTGATGAGGAGTCGCTTAAGAAGGCGCAGGAGAAGGTGCGCCGCAGCGACTCCAAGATGCCGGTCGAGCCTGACCTTGATACTGGGTCGCTCACGAAGCTGAAGGCGAAGCTGCGTGACCTGAAGGCTGAGCTGAAGGTTAACCCGAACCTGTCTGAGCAGGATAAGAAGCGGATTGAGCAGAAGCTCGATGATATTCGCACCAATGTTCACCTGAATACGGACAAGACGGACCTGGCGAAGCTGTCTCGCGAGGTGAAGGGGGCGGCTGGGGATATTAAGGCCCAGCTGACGCTTAATAAGCGGTCGGTGGCTGATATTGAGCAGAAGATCAGGTCCTTGAAGGCGCAGATCAATGCTTCCCCGAAGCTCGATAAGGCAGCGAAGGCTGAGATCGAGAGAGATATTAGTAAGCTCCGGTCGATTGTTGACGTGCATGCTCACTTGTCTGAGGAGCAGAAGAAGAAGATCAAGCATGAGCTGAATAAGCTTGATGGTAAGGCGACCGTTAACGCTGATCTGGACGACGGTAAAGCCCGGTTTGACTTGAAACGACTCACTCGCTCCAGGTGGGTGGATATTAATGTGCGCCTCGGGAAGGCTTCCGTGGCTCGCGTGGCCGCCCAGCTCAAGGCCCTTGCTGGGGGGAACGTCTTCGAGTCGATCGGCCGTAACCTGAATGACTTTCTGCGTAACCTGGATACTGCGTCTGTGAAGATCGGCACTGTCGCTACCTTGATTGGTGGTGCCGTGTCCGTGCTGGGTGCGGGGATGGGTGTCCTGTCCTCCGTGGGCGTGGGGATAGCAAAGACTACGCCAGCCCTACTGGCTCTGCCTGGTATCTTTGGTGGTGCCGCGGCGGGCGCTGGCGTCCTGATTGCTGCGCTGAAGGACGCGAAGACTGTCCTGGGGGACCTTAGTCCCGCGTTTGAGGGATTACAGAAGCAGATCTCGTCCTCGTACTGGGCGCAGGCTGCGCAGCCGATCAGGGACTTCGCTAACACTGCGATCAATGAGCTCTCTCCGGCCCTCTCTACGGTGGCGACTCACTTGGGGTCGATGACGGCCGCGATCGCGACTGCGGCGAGCGGGCACCTGCCCGGCTTCCAGCAGTCCCTGACCTACCTGTCGCAGGCCCTTAGCCTGGGCTCTACTGGGGCTGCCGCTTTCACTAACGGCCTCCTCACGATGGGTGAGGTTGGCGCTAAGTATCTGCCGAATATTGCCCAGTGGGCCAATGATCTCGCTCTCTCGTTTGAGAAGTGGGCCATCAAGTCTGCCGAGTCCGGGAAGATGGACGAGTCTATCCGGGCTGCGGCGAAGGCGTTCGGCACCCTGAAGGATATTACGGTCGACCTGGGTGGAATTATCGCGGGCCTGTTTAAGGCGATGGCGAATGGGTCTGCCCCGATCGACTCTATCGCCACGGCCCTGGATCGGGCTAACGCAGCGGTCAATGGCCCCCTGTTCCAGTCAACCTTGACGTCCCTGTTCTCGTCGATGTCTGTGGCGGCAGGGAAGGCTTTTGAGGGCGTGGGCACCCTAGGGAACGCCTTCGTGTCCCTGGAACCAACCCTATCTAAGATTCTCCCCCTGATTGGGGAAACACTGAAGACCGCCCTCGAGGGTATTGCTACAGCCTTGGAGAATCCAGCCTTCCAGGACGGGCTGGTGCAGTTCTTCTCGGGGCTGCTGACGGCTGTTCAGGCTCTCGCTCCGGCTATGCCCGCTCTGGGTGAGGCGTTCGGGGCGATCGCTACCGTGGCTGGCACCCTGCTGGCTGCTATCGCCCCCCTGGTGGCTCAGCTGGTGGAGCAGCTGGCCCCGATATTGCAGCAGCTGGTTCCGATCATTACGCCGATTATCGAGCAGCTGGCGGCGGCGCTGATGCCTACGATCCAGGCTCTTGGGCCGGTGCTGGCGGAGCTCTTTGCCGTGCTCGGCCCGATCGTGGCTGACCTGCTGACACAGATCCTCCCCCTGCTGGTGCCGATCGTCCAGCAGCTCGCTGAAGCACTCATCCCCGCGATCCAGCTGGTCGGGGCCACGATGCAGGCCATGGCCCCGTACATCGTGGCGACCTGGCAGCTCATCACCACGATCATCTCCGGCGCGATCAACACGATCAAGGGCATCATCAACATCGCCCTCGGCCTGATCTCCGGTGACTGGTCTAAGGTGTGGACTGGGATCAGTCAGGTCGCCAGTGTTATCTGGAACGCGATCAAGTTTGCTTTCCAGGCGTTCGGCGCCACTCTCGGGGGCCTGGCCACCACGGCCTGGACCTACATCTGGACCACGATCGCCAACTTCTGCAAGAGCATCCTGAGCACAATCACAGAGTGGATCAACAATGCCCGGAACTTCATCTCCAACGGGTGGAACTACCTCAAGGCCCTCACCCAGGCGGCGTGGTCGGCCCTCGTGTCGACCATCCGCAACTGGATCAACAATGCGATCAACTTTGTGAGGAACTTCCCCAACTCGGTCAAGAATGTGTTCTCTAACGCCGGGTCCTGGCTCATTAGCGCGGGTAAGAACGTGATCCAGGGCTTTATTAACGGTCTGAAGTCCATGTATGGGTCGGTGAAGTCGTCTCTGGGTGGTCTCACTAACAGGTTGACGTCCTGGAAGGGCCCCGCCGCTGTGGACCGGGTGATCCTTAAGGGTGCGGGCCAGATGGTGATGCAGGGTTTCATTAACGGCCTCGAGTCGCAGTACTCGGCGGTCAGGGACTCTCTTGAGAGCTTCACCGACACCCTGAGCAGGGATGTGGCGCCGGAGATCTCGGCTACCGTGTCGGGGAACTATGAGAAGTCGGTTAAGCGCCAGTTCGGCAACATGGATCTCGAGGTGCCCGAGCGGGGTGGCCGCGTATCGGGTGGCACCACGGTCAACATCACCAACAACTATCCGCAGGCGCAGCGGGACTCAAAGACCCGCGATGACGTCGCGGACGCTATCCGCCTGGCTGCGAGCATCTAGGATTAGGGTATGAGCAGTGAGTATCACCTGAATGGGGTAGACCTGGATCAGCCGGGGAAGTGGAGGGTCATGCAGGGCACTCTCCTGCCGGCCGTGCCGGAGCCGCGCCTGACGTCCACCGAAGTCCCCTCGAGGAGTGGCGTCATTGATGGCGCTGCCACGAGGTTCGGCACGTTCAAGGTGACTGTCGCACTCATGGTCGAGGGGGAGGACAGGGCCTCCCTGGATGCGAACTGGCAGGCCCTCATGGCCCGCCTGCGGCTCTCTGGGGCCCTGGGTGTACTCCAGCACCGCCCGGCTGGCGCTAACCCCAGAGAGGCCCGCGTACGGCTCGTGAGCGTCGCCCAGCCAACATGGAGGTACGGGGAGTGGGCGATCGACACGACAGTCATATTCGAGGCCGTTGACGGGGTGTGGCGCGATGTGACCCCAGTGGAGGTGACGCTCCCTAACCTCGACGGCCTTGCTGGCGGGTCAGCCCCAATCACTGACGCCCTGCTGAAGCTCGCCCCCACCTCGAACACGTGCACCATCAAGGATGTTACCTCGGGGACGTCACTCACGTGGCGCGGCACCATGGAGGGCGGCCAGAGACTCCTCATTGACGTGGCCCTCTATGACGCCTGGAGGCAGGTGTCCGAGCGGTGGGATCCCGTGCCGGGGGTCCCTAGCAGGGCGGCGGAGATCAGCATGTCCCCCGAGGGGTTCCAGCTCACCCCCAACGGTGAAGGCAAGATCGTCCTGCAGGTCACCGGCACGGCTGGCTCTATCCGGGCGAGGAGGGCCTACTGATGCAGCGCACCTACTTCCCCGGCATGCAGCTCCGTGCGGTCGCCTACGCCGTCCAGGGTGACCGCATCGGGGTTGTCCCGGACATCCTGGAGATGACCGTCACCACCCCCCGTGGCGAGACTCCCACCCTGTCCCTGTCGTACGCTCCCGGCCCTAACGCGGTACGCGGAAGCGTCCTTGAGGGCGAGGTTGAGGTTGCTGTTGAGGCCACCTTCGACGGCGACACGTGGGAGGAGCTGCCCGACGCCCGGTTCATCACCCAGAAGACCGAGCACAACCTCGTCAATGACGGCACGGACTCCCGCAAGGTTGAGGCCATCCACGTCAGTGACTACATGAAGGAGGCGCTGGTCTGGTCTGTCCCTGAGGCCGCGAAGGACAAGGAAGGCAAGTTCAAGTTCCTGTCCAAGAATGCCGGGGAGATTATCGGCACGGTTTGGCAGGCCGCCACCAAGCGAGGGTGGGGCAAGGGCCTCACTCTGGACGCCACTACCGCGACCGACTCAGCCAACCAGCGGTGGGCGAAAGTCGTCACCCTCTACTTCGACCCTTCTATCAGCATCCTTCAGATCGTGGACTCTCTCCGGAACCTGGGGATGATCGACACGGTGTGGCAGGGCCGCACCCTGAAGATCTATAACGCTGACACGACGCAGGCACGGGATCTCACAGCCTCCAGGAGGTGGCCCCTGGCGACCACCCTCACTGGGGCCCCGGAGGCGGCGACCTGGGCCGACATGTGCACCGACGTCCTGGTGAAGGGCGAATCCGGCAGGACGTGGCTCATCCACAATGACACCGCCCCGAAGTCTATGCGGCGCGTCGAGAAGGTCGTAGAGGCTGGCGGGGTCGAGCTTGAGGCTACCGCGAGGCTGGTAGCGGAAGCCACCCTGAAGTCCGGGGCCCATGTCAGGGAGGAGATCAAGCGCGAGTGGGCGGCGCCTGACGTGCACATGCTTCCGTGGCAGGACTACCGCCTGGGCGACTGGATGACGGTTGAGCGGCAGGGCGGCATGGAGCGCCTTCAGGTCGCTCAGATCAGCGTCACCCAGAAGGAGCAGATGGTTTCCGGGCACACCACGTTCGGGACGGTACTGGATAGCCTTCTGGGGCGGCTCACGAAGCGCACGAAGGGCATCGTTGGGCTTGCCACCACGAGCGGTAGCGGGGTGCGCCCGAACCCTCCCGTGTCGAAGAACTGGCCTGTCCCGCCCCAGGGGCTGACTGGGTCCACTAGGGCTGTGGTCGGCCAGGACGGGTGGCCTACCGCGGTCGTGGAGCTCCAGTGGGGGAAGGTGGATGCTGACGCCCTGGGGACGAAGGTGGATGTCACCGGCTATGAGGTTTCATGGCAGAACGTGAAGCTTACTGCGGAGCGCTCCGGCTCGTACGTGACGAAGGGCGCGGAGGCCACCACTGCGGCTATCGCGCCGCTCGAGGTGGGGGTGCAGTACCGGTTCTGGGTGCGGGCCCAGACACAGGATGGTGTGGGGGCGTGGTCTCAGCCGCTCATGATCACGACCGCCACGGACGTGACGCCGCCCCCGGTGCCTCCGGTTCCGCGCCTGTCGCAGACTCTCGGCGTGCTTAACGTGGGTTGGCTGATGGTCGGCGCGAACGGGGAGGCCATGCCGGCTGACTTTGCGGGCGCTGAGGTGAGCGTGCAGCTCCCCGGTATCGCGCCTGGCGTGTTCAGTACTATGCCCGCCCCGGTGCAGAGGATATCCCTGGCTGGCCTGGAGATGCGCGAGTATGAGGTGTGTATGCGCACCTACGACAGGGCCGGGAACAGGTCGGCCTGGGGCAGGGCTGCGACTATCACGCTGAAGCAGAACATTGATGCTGACGCTATCGCGAAGCAGGTCGAGGACAAGCTCAAGGGTAGTGATGCCATGCAGCAGGCGGCCCGGGAGGGGACCTTGAAGGAGATGCGTCACCTGACGGATGCGATGACTCAGGTGGCTACGAACCTTGTCTCGTCTGGACCTGTGCCGCCGGACAGTGGGACAATTGGCTCTAGCATGTGGATTGCCCCGGATGGGCGCATCTTCGTACTGCGAGCGGAAGGAGACAGGTAGTGCAGCCTTACAGTGCGGCGAAGCAGTGGAGGGACGGGTTCGGTGCGAACGAGACCCGCATCACCGCGGCAGACCTGACGCACATTGAGGACGGGATCAGTGCCGCCACCCAGGGGGTGACCAACCTAGAGGCGAAGGTTGACGGCCAGCCCGCTGAGATCCTGAAGCAGGTCCAGTCGATCGCTGAGGGCATCAAGACTCTCGTGAACAAGGTGACGCCGATCGGCACGATCATGATGTATGGTGCGGAGCGGGACCCGGAGGGGTGGATGCGCTGCGATGGCCGCCTCCTTGACAGGAACACTTACGCGAAGCTGTACTCCGTGATTGGTCTCACCTACGGGTCTACCACTGTCAGTAACTTCCGCATCCCAGATATCCGGGAACGCACCGTTGTCGGAACTGGCTCCGGCAGTAAGTACGACATCGGCAACAAGGGCGGTAACACGACCGTCACCCTGTCCGTCGACCAGATGCCTGCCCACACGCACTCTATCGGCGAGGTGGAGGACCAGGGCCGCCGCTTCCAGGCCAGGACCGCAGGTCAGGACATTGGTGTCGGCACGGCGGGCTACACGTACCTGACGTCCACGGGCTCCAATCAGGCTGGGCGGTCCCCGATCGCCGCGTCCGTTGGTGGGTCTGCCCCGATCGACGTGAGGCAGCCCTACTTCGGCCTCCCCTACATCATTAGGGTGTCCTGATGCCGGGGCCGACTGGGCCGTTCCTCTCTCCTGAGGGGGCGCGGGGTGGCCAGTACGTAACCGTACCGGCGTTCGCCTCCCCTGGGCACTCTTCGCCGTCTAACACGAGGGACGCCCCTGGGTCTACGATTGTCTACTCCCCGAAGGGGTGGCGGTGGGAGGAGGCCGGGGACGACTACTCCAAGACGGTCTCCAAGCTCACTGCCGCCACGATGGAGTCCGCTGTTCGTCGCATCAAGACGTCCATGGGTGAGGTTTTCTACATTCGTGGCACCGCGGATACTCTCCCCCCGTTTAACGGGGCTTCTGTTGGTGACACGTGCCGCGTCCAGGACGCCCAGACCCTCGACATTGTCGCCGAGTGGAAGTGGGATGGTGCCTCCTGGGAGCGCATGCGTGTCACGAGCGAGCAGATCAGTAACCTTGACGTGGGGAAGCTGACCGCGGGCGCCGCGAACATCGCTGAGGTGACGGCCCGCAAGATCGCCTCCGACGTCGGCCGGTTCCTGGAGATCACCACGGACCAGCTCACGGTCACCGGGAACGCCTCCTTCGTGAACGCTACCGCCCACCACGTGTGGACGGAGATCATGACCGCCGGGGCGGGTGAGTTCGAGCAGATTAAGGCCGGTATGCTGGCTGCCAACTCAGTGAACGCCTCCAACATTCAGGGTGGTGCGATCGACGGGCAGGTCATCACCGGGGCTACGATCCAGACGTCCAGGAACAACAACGAGGGCATCAAGATCGACCCGTGGGGGTTCCGCGCCTACAAGCCCAACAGCAAGAGGGTCGCGTTCTCCGTTAACGCCGCCACGGGCAGCGTGTATGTTGATGGGGATGTCGGTATCACTGACTCCTGGTCCAAGGCCCGGTTCGTGGACATCGTGGAGGTCCTGTCCGGCAATGACGTGGGCCAGAAGGGTGACCGGTGGGGTGTTGGCCTGGAGATGAACAAGATCAGCGCCCCTTATAAGTATTCCGCCCTGGTGACGTTCAAGGAGGATCCCACTAACCGGGGCGGTATCCTGTACTTCCAGGCCCCGTCCAACGTGGACAACGGCACCCCGAATATGCGCCTGTCCGCAACGGGGCTCCAGGTGTACGGCGGGAGGACTGTCAACTGGAGCATGAGTGCGTCCAACTCGGGCTTCCAGGGGGGCGCCGCGGGCAAGGCGTCGATCTCGGTCAACAACTACTCCTCAAGTATCGGCATGAACGGGGAGATCCCGTTCATGGTAGAGCGTGGCGGCTGCCACATCCGCCCCTTCGGGGACCGTTGGAAGGGATTCTGGGTAAACAGCCGCGCAACTATCATGGGGTGGGAGTCCCAGAAGCAGGCCATCGTCGATAAAGACGGCTTCCGGGCGGTAGGTGGGAAGACGTTCATTATGCGCGTCCCCGGCGAGTGGCAGAAGCGCCAGAAGATGCTCCAGCACTGCTGTACCGAGTCCCCGTACGACGGCATCGAGTACTGGGAGAACGTGATCCTGGACGGCTGCGGTCGAGCCACGTGGGTGCTCCCGGACTACGTGCCCAAGATCGCCTCCCCCACCGCTCCCTGGGTGGCTTTCACGTCATCCCAGGCTGTCGCCGTCATCAATCGCACCGGCTACGGCGCGGACGCCGAACCGTGGACAGTGGACATCTCCGGCAGGCCCGGTGAGGTGGTCGGCGTCCTCGTGAAGGGCGCCCGTCAGATCGACGACTGGGACCCGGACACGGACGTCGTAAAGCTGCGGGACCGGGCGGTAGAGTCCGTGTGGGTAGACCCGCCGCTCCCCTCCCCTTCCGGCGAGGAGAATGACGTGCCCCGTGATGAGTGGGGTGTAGCAATCCCGCCTAAGGACTGGAAACCTGAAGGAGACAACTATGGAAACGCAGGGCACGCAAGTTGATGCGATCGCCGTTATCGACGCACTCACCTACGAGATCGCCACCCTGACCCGCAGGGCAGTAGTGGCTGAGCGGCGGGCTGCCGCGCTCGAGGCCGAGCTGGCCGCCGTAACCAACACTAAGGAGAGCAAGTGACCGTAGGATCCGTAACTGCTGAGATCGCCCGCCGCATCTGCGACAGCGAGAACGTCGGCTACAGCCAGCCCGAGCGCCGGTCATGGTACGCGGCCGCTGACGCCCGCGGCCGGGTGTCCAGTCCCCAGAACGCGGACTGCTCCAGTCTGGCGTGCGGAGCCATCTCCTACGGCATCCACCACACCTATAAGGTGCCGTGGGGGCACGCCGCCCTCCTGGAGATCAACGACTACTGGACCGGCAACATGCGTGCCGGGATGGAGTCGCACGGCTTCAACGAGGTCCCATGGAATGACTCAGACCTCACCCCCAGTGGAGGCTTCCAGGTCGGTGACATCATCCTCTCAGCCGCGAACGAGGGTGGCGTTGGTCATGTCGTGATCGCCGTTGAGGGCGGCAGTGACCCGCTCGTGTCTGAGGCGTGGATCGCTGAGGATGGAAGCATCGACGGATACGCAGGTGACACCACGGGTAGTGAGACGCGCACCGTCCGCTACAGCAGCCACCCGCACACCCAGCGCGGCGCATGGACGTCCTGCCACCGGTTCAGTGAGGAGAAGTTCTTCCAGCAGTGGCCGCAGTTCAAGGGCGGCGCGCAGGCCGCTCCGGCTAAGCCCTCCCCCGCCCCCCAGGGCGCCCCGCAGCACGCCCACGGGATCGACGTCTCCAGCCACCAGTCAGGACTGAACATCCCCGCCATCTGGGCTGACTTCGTGATCGTGAAGGCCACCGAGGATGACGACTACGTCAACCCCTACATGGTGTCCCAGGCTAACGCCACCCTGGGGGCGTCGAAGCGGTTGGGCTTCTACCACTTCGCCCGCCCCGGTGATGCGGCAGCCCAGGCTCGAATGTTTGTCGCTACCGTCGGGTCGTTCCGCAGCAAGGCCACCCTGTGGCTGGACTGGGAGGACAATGCGGTGCCGCAGGGGTCGGGCTGGGCGAAGACCTTCCTGGATACCGTGAAGCAGCTGACGGGTTCTACGCCGGGCATCTACATGAACGGCAGCGCGGTGAACGGCTACGACTGGACCGCTGTGGCCGCCCAGTACCCGCTGTGGTATGCGGGCGGCCCTGAGTACAGTGACTACGGTCGCCCCTACTCGGATCCGGCCGTTCCGAGCGTCTCCTACTGGGGGCAGCCCCTGATTCACCAGTACACGGAGGACGGTAGCCTGCCGGGCTACTCTGGTTCGCTGGACCTGAACCGCCTGCGTGACCGTGGCGCGTGGGATCGGATGATCAACGGCCAGGCCCCAGCGCCAGCCCCAGTCCCGCAGTCGGGGAACCTGGTCGTGGACGGCGAGTACGGCCCCGCCACCGTAAGCAAGCTCATCCAGGTGTTCGCCCCCGGATACTCGGAGGTGTACGCCGTCGCCAACCTGAGACGCTACCTCAACAAGACTGTCCCCGAGGCGTCCCAGAAGCAGCTCACCGGCTCCGGCCGGCTCCCCGAGGACAGGGGGTGGGACTCTCAGGCGATCAAGGTGTTCCAGTACTGGGCGTGGTGCTGGGTGCGGCCTGTCGCTGGTTCCACGTGGAACCAGTTCGCTCCCGGCTGGAGCTTCGGCGACTACATTGACGGCGAGGCGGGGGAGGCTACCTGGGCGGCCCTTCAGGAGGCCCTGAACCGTTCGAGACCGGGCTCATTCCGGCTGATGTGACCGCTGACCGCGGGCGACGGTAGACTAGAGGGTGGGGCGGAAGTCCTGCCCTCTAGTGTTACGTGGAAGGGGTTTTATGAGCGTTTACGCTTCTCCCTCATTCTGGTCCGGCCTTGGCGACCGCGCCATCAAGACGTTCGCCCAGTCGCTTCTGGCTGCCGTCACCGTTGGTGTTGGTGTCCTCGACCTGGACTGGAAGGGCGCCCTTGGTATCGCCGCCACGGCGGTTATCGCTAGCGTCCTGACTTCCTTCGCGGACCCGAAGGAGGCTGATAAGGCGGTCGCTACCGCTGAGGCTGAGTACACTCCCCGCCACGCGAGCTGAGTGAGCAGTGCAGCCAGTAGAGAGCGTCCTGCCGATAGGGCAGATCCTCACATCACCTGACTTGATTGCGGCCACGGTCGCCCTACTGGCTGCACTGGTGGCTCGCCTGACAAGCAAGCTGAAGAGCCAACAGAAGCTGGCTGAAGAGCGCCTGGACCGCATGAGTGTCCATGTTGCGCGGGCTGCGGACGCCGCCGAATCCGCCTCGGAAGGGGTACACAACAACCACGCCGTCAACCTGCGAGATGACCTTGATATGCGATTCGATGACCTGACTAAGAAGATGGATGTTCTTGCTGACGCCGTGGGTGCTCTCAGGGAGAGTGTTACCGATCAGTCGCGCCGCATTCAGGGGCTTGAGGGGCAGGTTGAGGGTGTCCGCAATGATGCCAGGGCTGACCGGACTCACCTCTACTCTGAGGTATCCAGTCTTCATGATCGGATTGATAGAGTGAAGGATGTAACAGGCCGGCATCAGGAGGCTTCATGAGTGGTGGGTACGCAAGAATTACGGGGCGCATAGTCGGCCCCGAAGGACTCGGGCGCATGGGGCGCGTCGAGTTCATCCCCATAGGCCAATATCGCGCAGTCGAGGAAGGCGGAGGACAGGCGGCCATATACCACTACGCCGCCGCCCGCCTATCCTCTGACGGCTACTTGACTAGCGCCCGCGAAGAGCGATTCATTCAGCTTGCCGCCCCCGAGACTCTTCTCGAAGGCGAGATGAACTATCGGGTCATCATTGATGTCCCCGGAGATTTCGGTGGCAGGCGCGAGTACCTGGCTCACATCACCGCAGGGACCACTGTTGACCTTGTCGACATTATCCGGGGGAGGGTGGTCACAGACGTGACACCGCCACCCTCCCCAACCCCCCTTGTCAGGATCAATGACTCGGGGAACCTGGAAGCAGTAAACTCATCCGACGTAATCGACGTCGGTGATGGAATATTGAAATGGAGGGATGGTCTTGGCTGACCTTACTTGGTACTCGAAGACGCGCGCCGATCAGGTGTTCGCCACTAAGGATGAGGTGACTCAGGTCCGTCAGGACACAGAGAAGCGCCTACCGGACACCTCAGTGTTGGCGAAGAAGTCGGAGATGGCGGAGGCCGACCTGGCGCTTGGAGGCCGGATAGACGCCGTGAAGGCGACAGCTGAGGCTGCCGTCCCCCGCACGGAAGCAGCATCTACGTACACCACTAAGGAGGAGGCTCAGGCTGAGAGCGCCCGCCTCACCCGGAGCATCGACAGCGTTCGCAGTACAGCGGAGGCTGCAGCAACGAAAACTGAGCTCACAGAATACGCCACCACGTCATCAGTGGCCTCCACCTACGCCACGAAAGAATCACTGTCAGGCTATCTGAAAACTGATACTGCTGCAGAACGGTACGCCACCAAGGAGGCACTGGCACAGGCGCAGCTCGGTGGTGGCGGTCAGGCCCCGGACCTTTCTGGGTTCGCGACGAAGGCGGACGTGAGGCAGGCTGACGATGCTCTTGGGTCGCGCATAGATGGGGTCAAGGCCACTGCAGATGCGGCTCTCCCTAAGGATTCTGCGGCCGCCACGTATGCCACTAAGTCGGACCTGTCTCCCTACCTCCGTTCAGCCGACGCTGCCAGCACCTACGCACCCAAGGCGTCCCTGGCTGATTATGTCACCCGCTCCGACGCCGATCAGTTGTACGCCTCCAACGACAACCTTCAGCGCGAACTGGGGCAGAAGGCTGGCCTGGCGGACCTGAACGACGTCACCCGGCGAGTCGACTCCCTCGGGGCCGCGCTCTCGCCGTTCAAGCCTGGGGAGCGTTATTACTCCCCGGTGACGTATTTCTGGCCCGATTACTACGATGATGGCAAACCGGGCAAGACCTCAAAGTGGGCGCAGATCCTAAAGTTCGCGGGCTCCCTCGGCATCGTCATCCTGAACCGACACAGCGGAGACTGGGACACCTACGAGGCAGACTTCAAAAAGCAGGCCGAGCTGGCGCTCGCCGCTGGAGCCAAGCGCGCCGTGTTCTATATGAAGACCCAATACCTCGCAGCGACGCTCCCAGCGGGCGACCCTGGGCGCAACAACATCCCCAACGTGGACAAGTACACGCCTGATCAGATCCTCGGGCAGATCGAGAAGGCCAAGACGCAGTACGGGGGCGTCTGTCAGGGCGTGTTCCTGGACGAGGTGATCACCGGGTGGGGTGCCCAGGCCGGGCGCGTGGCCGCCTACAAGTCCCTGATCGACACGATCCGCGCCAAGTACGGCAAGGACTTCCTCATCGTCGTAAACACGGGTGCGAACATCTCCCAGGACATGTGCAAGCTCGACTTCGATGTCTGCATGATGTTCGAGAAGGACGCCACCGCGTTCCTGAACGAGGACCCCGGCACGCCGATCCTCCCTGACCACATGAAGGCATACCCGTCCACGCGCTGGTGGGCCGTCGTCCACGGCGTCACCTCGGAGAACTACCGCAAGGTGTTCGACAAGGCCGACTCCCTGGGCATCGCGCACCTGTACATCACGGACGGGCAGCTGCGTGAGGACCCGCAGCAGGGCGGCCAGTGGGAGCCGGTAGGGAACCCGTACGCTAACCCGCCGTCGAGTCACATTCTTGAGCTCGTGGTTCCGTGGCTGAAGGGCTACCTGCCCCTGAAGCTTGAGGTGGATGACCTCAGGTCCCACCCCAAGGTTATCTCTCTCGGCAAGCATGAGGCTGTCCCGGCCGGGACTCCGGCGGGAACAATCATCGTTAGGAAGGAAGCGTAGTGGCCGACAGTATCCTCCCCGCACTGGGGAACTGGTGGTGGTCCAAGGGGGCGCGGCAGGGCTCCTCGGTGTACCTGAACGCTGGCGCCTCGACCACCCCCTACGACGCCGCAGCCGTGCCGGTCGGGTCGCGTAAGTTCACGCTCGAGGTCACCTACACCTCAGGGGACTCGAACAGGCTCGACGTCCGCGTGAACTGGTTCAACGACGCCAAGGTGAAGGCGTCTGGCCCGTTCGACATCCAGACCTTCGACCTCACCCCTGCTCAGAACGGGACGACCCTGCTGGCGGTAGAACTGCCTCCCAGCCCCTCCCCGCGGTGGCTGCCGTCCCTGCTCGTCCCGGCCAGCGCGCACGACATCATCGTTCACTCGCTGAAGGTGTACGAGACGCCCGCCCCGTCCGGCCCCGCCACTACCGTGTGGGACGGCACCGACGAGATCGGGGTAACTGTCACCGTGTGGGACGGCACCACCGAGATTCCAGCTACTGTCGAGATTCAGGCTTAAGGAGAGACATGGCAGAAGAGAAGCCCCAGGCCGGGTACTGCGGCCCGTCGCAGGTGACGATCAACATCGGCACGAGTGGCGTCAAGATCAACGACGAGGGCAAGGGGCAGCCTGGCCTTGACCCAGCCCAGTACGTGACCCGGAAGGACTTCCTAGACGCACTGGAGCTGCGGCCCACACGAGATCAGCTAGAGACCCAGATTGCGGGCGTCCGCACAGACGCCGCGAATGCTTCCGCAGCCTCGGTTGCGGCTAAGGCTGCTGCAGAGGAGGCTAGGGCGCGGGCAGGGTCGGCTGACAGTGCGTCGTCAGAAGCGTCCGCCAAGGTGAACGCCCTCTCGGCCACGGTGGCGGCCACCCCGCGCCTGCTGCGCCTAGACCGCGAGGCCCTAGTGCCTGAGGGGACACCTGTCGGCACGATCATCGTGCGCCCGACGACATCCATCAGCAGCGGAGAGAACTCGTTCCCGCCCGTGACCGAGTGGCCTGGCGCCACTGCATCCCCGGCTGGCGATGGGGTCATCGTTGACAAGGGGCACACCCCGCTCCACCCGGCGCCCGAGCAGATGCGCTCAGCCAGGGGGACGTGGGACATCGAGATCCGCTACTCTTACCACGGATCCGGTGAGGGCGGGGAGGAGGCCATGGTGCCTCTACGTATCGGCCGCCTGTGGGCCGCTGAGGACCTGATCGAGGTGCGCCGTGGGGAGGAGTTCGTGAAGTTCAGGGCGTTCCCTGGGGACAACAAGGTCTACAAGGCGAAGATCGCGCCGATGGAGGTCGACAAGCATATCGGCATGTTCAAGTTCTCCGAGAAGTGGGGCCCCTTCATTGAGTCCCATACTCCTGGCGGCGTGCCTGTCGTGATCCACGACATCAAGGTTACGAAGGCTGCCTGAGACGCTACAAGTCCCCCACCTGTAACCGGGTTTGTACAGGTGGGGGACTTGTAGTTCACTGCCTCTCTAGCGGGTAGGTGTATAGCCAGAAGCCGCGCCCGTAGTATCCTTCGCCTTCATTGCCATCGAACTCGAGGAGGGGGAGCTTCTGGTCGTCAACGATCACGAACACCTTGAAGGCTGTTGCTGAGATACCCCCTCCGTACTCCTCTTCCCCCTCCATTTCCACCATGGCGTTCATGATGCGAGCTGTTGGGGATCCCTGGTAGAACGCCTTGGTTAACTCGAAGTCTCCCTGTCCGCAGGAGCATCCTCCGCCTCGACCCTTGGCAAGGAGCCGCGTGCCGTCGTCGAGGGTGAGGATCGCCTGTGGCTTCTCGCATTCCTCCGCCCAATCTTCGGCAACGAAGGTGCCTGTCTCTATGTTGGTGACATATCGGCCGATGAGGAGACTGAGCGTGTCTGGCTTGTCCGGGTTGGGGGAGTCCTGCGGGTCTTCGTAGAACGACTCGAGCATGGTTGTTTCCTTTCTAGGGTTATGAGTAGAGCTCCCAGGCGGAGGCGTTGCCTCCCTGCGCCTCGAATGTGAGGATGGCGGGCTTGGTGGAGTCCCCACTGATGTTGGCCCACCAATCGGAGCCGCGGTCGGCTGATGGGCAGGAGATGACCCAGCGTGAGTCGCCTACCTGGCGGACACCGAAGTTGTGCCAGTGCCCGTGCACGAGGATCCTGGCGTCATAGAGGCCACTCCTACGGCCGAACGCGAGGTCCCTGAACCATCCGGGCACCTTGCTCTGTGAGCCCGCCAGGTGGCCGTGTGTGAAGCCGATGCGGGTGCCGTCCGCGGCGTCCACGGTGACGGCTTCCTCCCACTTCTCGGGGCGGTGGAAGGTGACGTGCTCGTAGCCTGGGCGGCCGGCGATGATGTCCTCGATGTTGTGGGAGATCATGATGCCGAAGTCGTCGTCTGGGGCGTTGGCCCGGCTGTTCTTGCCTGTCCCGGTGCGGACGGCACAGTGGTTGGATGGGACGGCCACATAGTAGAGGGACTCGCACAGTGGGGCGAGGGCGTTCACGGCTTCGGCGTAGAGGTGCTGTACGGTGCGGATCTGGTCTGTTAGGGAGAGGTCGTTTGTCTGAGCCTGTGAGGCTACATTCCAGAAACCCTCAGTGCTGTCTCCGACGTCGGCGAGGATGATGCGCTTGTATGGATCCCTGAAGCGAATGTCGTCCGCGATGTCCTTGATCGCCCGGCGCACGAGACGGATAGTGTCCTCGGTGCCGCCACCGCTGCCCTGCTTCCCAAGCTGATAATCCGCCATGCAAACCACGAGGGTGTCTTTATCGTCCTTGACGATCGGGGCCGGCTTCGATAGGAGGGGCTCCCGGAAGACCGGCTCTAGGTCCTCGTAGGAGAGGCGCTTGGCTTCAGCCATCTCGACTGCGCCCGGCTTCCAGGTGATCTTCTCGTAGGAGCCGTCGGGGAGGCGTATGGTCTTCCCTCGCTGGACGATTGCGTCAACGGGGACGTCGCTGAAGAATGCGTCGTTCCCCTCGTTGGGGGCGCCGCGTCTCTTGAGCTTGGCGCGGTGGCGTCTCACGGTCGCCTCGGAGGTGTTGTGCTTCTCGGCTAGTTCAACGTTTGTGAGTCGCTGATCCTCTGGGAGGAGGTCGTTCTCGATGATCGCTTCATCAAGGGGAGTCATGCGTGTCGTGTCTTTCTGTCCTTGGGTGCGTCTGCGGCCCAGGGGGACTTTTGGTCAACCCCTGGGCCGCGCACCTACCCACTCACCGAACGGAGTGCTTGTATTCTATCGCGCCTACGAGGGCCTTGCAAAGACTGACGGGAACGTATGCGGTTCCGTAACCTTGTCTCTTCCACTTCCACGTGAGGTATCTGGCGTAGGGGCGCCATGTGCACCTGGCTGCGATGAATTTGCCTTGTACGACATAAGGATCCTTGGTGGTCACTTGTCTCTCCTGCACGCCCCACAGAGGGCGGTCTCGGTCCCGACTTTCCAGCCGAGGGTTCGGGCGGTGGTTTTGATGGTTGATTCGACGGTGCCCCATGGCTTTGTCCTTGGGTGGGCTTGCTCGATGCGGGCTGTACCACAGCGGGCGCATGTGATGTGGGCGCGCCACTGTGGCCCGTTGGCTTTGATGTCTACCATGATCTTTCTCCAAGCGGCGAGTATGCGGCGACGTCCATAAGATTCGCTGGATCTAGGTGCTTTATGACTGGATGCGTCTCTGAGACGGAGCCCGCCTCGACCATGTTGACCAACTTACCCCAGTCTCGCAACCCATCCATAACGCGAGGCCATATTGCGGGCATGTGAGTGCTGATGTTTTCCATCCACAAAACCCCTCCGACATCAACTTGGAGGAGCATGTCTCCGGAGTCCGAGATACTGAGTCTCCATTCCCCGTAGCGCTCGCGGCACTCTGTGTCGTATGCCTGAACTTGTATTTCCCTAGAGCCGTAGAAGATCGAAAGTAAGTGTAACGGACGGTGTGTTGCGGCGGCGGCGACTATATCGGATAGCTGCCGATTGGTTAGTGTGGAAATGTTCTCATCATCCATGCTTTGGCTCTTCCTGTTTCGATGTGGGTGGCGGCCCATTGCTCGTAGTGTTCGGCGTCTGGGCCGCCGTATGTGGGGTGTGTGCTGGCTTCTACCTCATTGAGGATGAGCCAGCAGTCTGGGCAGTACCGGAGGGACCAGTGGTAGGTTCCGTCCCTCCAGGTGTCCCTCCGGTACATGAGCCCTTGCCTGATTGTGGTGAAGCAGGCGTCGCAGATGACTTGTCCCCTCGAGTGGGGGTGGGTCGTCTTGCGCTTCAGCCTCAAGGCTGGCACAGCACGTAGTATGCGGCAGTCAGCCGAGCTGCTAGCACCGCTAAGGCAAGCCCGCAGGCGATCTTTGCTAGCGGCCACGGCAGAAGCAGGACCCCTGCGATTAGGAGGCATAATCCGCTGCCGTACGCCACGATAAGCAGCACGGCTACCGCGGCAGCCTGGAACAGCAAGGCCTTTTCGGCGTCGATCATTTGCGTTCATTTCCACTAGAAGGGGGCGCCGGCGCTGGCCCAGGGGTCACCCTGCTGGCCGCCCGGGGGGGCGTTGAATGATGCCTGCTGCTGGGTGGTGTTCTTGCGGGGGACGACGCCGCGGAAGCGAGGGAAGCGGATCTCCAGGCTGGTGCGCCGCTGACCGTCGTTGCCTTCCCAGCCGCGCTGAATGAGTACGCCGCTGACGGTTACCTTGTCGCCCTTCTTGAGAGTGTCTGCGAGGTGGCCGTACTGCTCACCCCAGAAGGGGACGGAGACCCACAGGGGGTCTCCGTCTGGCTCCCAGTTGCCGGCCTGGTCTTTGCGGGAGGCGGTGGCGGCGATGCGGAGCTCTGTGACCTGCTTTCCGCTCTGGGTGTATCGGACTTCGGGATCCTGCCCGAGGTTTCCTTCGACGATGATGTCTGCTGCCATGGTTAGTTTGCCTTTCGGATGGGGGTGAAGAGGTTCTTGATGTCGTGCTCTTGCACGTAGATGACGGGGTTCCCGAGGAACCGGAAGGTGGGGATCTTGTGCTTCGTGATGTACCTGTCGAGGGTTCGGCGCGTGATGCCGAGCTTATTGGCTGCCTCGTTCTTGGAGAGGTAGCCGGGGATGGTTTTCATTGGTGTCCTTTCAGGAGTTTTGCGAGGTCTCCGAGCGTCATTGTAGCCCACTGCTGGTCGGGCTTGGCGACACCGCGGCGCTTGTGGACAACAATACCCACGAGGGCGTTGGCGTTCTCTGCCTCGACCTGTGCCTCACGGGCCCACTTCGGCAGGTCCGTGCGGGCGACATCCTTGCATTCGATGACTATCTTGTGGGCGCCCATGCGCACGTTGGCGATGTCGCCCTTGTCTTTGGCCCCGGCCTTGGGGGCGCGGTCGATCCTGTCGTCGGCCAACTCCTCTGCAAGGTAGTCGGCGACTACTCTCTCAAACCGCGCCCCTGCGGCCTTGGCGCTTTTACGCGTCCTCGCCACTGGCTTGCCTAGCTCGTTCTGCGGCACTGTTGTAGGCGCGACGCCACCTGTCTGCCGCAGCCTTGTACCGCTGGGCCTCGAGGTTGTAGTACTCGCTGGTACCCCGCTCATAGGCCCAGGCGGCTAGGGCGGCGAGCGCAACGATGATGGTTGCTCCGAGCGCGAAACTCATGCCTCCTCCTTTTCGATCAGATCGGCAAGCCATGCGAGGGCGTAGTGGGCGATCGTGAGCAGCTTTTGTTTCCGACCGCCCGGTATGCCGTCATGGAGGTCTCTAGCGATACTCCCGGCAAGGTTCGCCATGGTGGTGAACCCCCCCCAATCGGGGTCAGATTCGACGCGCCCCCTAGCCTCATCGAGTGAGCCGCCGGCAACGGAAAGGGTGTTCGCCCACGTGGTGCACACGCAGACGATCGTCGCAAGTGTCTGCGCCTTATGCTTTGCGCCCTGGAGGGTTGCCAGCGCCCCCAGCAATAGCGCCAACCTGTCCTCCGGGTGGGGGTGGCCAAGATTAGAGGGCAAGTCGCCAAGGGCCTTGACCTTAGCTACAGCCTGGTCGAGGGCGCTAGGCTTGTCGGCGGGCAGGTCGCTGCCGTCACCATCAACCGTGCGCGGGACGTGCGCCTGGAAGAAAGCCGCACGCTTCTCCGCAGCCTTGAGGTATGCCTCAGGGAGGGTTAGGTGCATGACGACTGCCCAGCAACTCTTGCAGAGATCGTCGACACGGGTCGGCCAGTCCTCACCGTTCTCGGCGCGAACCACGACGCTCTGAATGGAGTCGATGGAGCAGCGGACGTCAAACGGGTCATACAGGTCAGTCATTGGCGTTCTCCTTAGGCTCCCAGACGATGGTGTAGGGGCCGAACTTCTCCTGTAGCTCCTCCTCTGGCCCCTCCAGGTCGTAGGAGTACAACTGCGACCAGCCGTCTCGCTCCCGCCCCCAGGCGTCACCGTGCTGGCTCACAACCATTACTCCCTTGGGCAGATCGCGGGAGTCTTCTCCGCCTTTGATGGTGCGCGGTGTGACAGGCTCCCGTTTCAGGGCGGCGAGCAGCACACGCTGTCTCTCGTTCTCCGCCATGAGCTGGGCGTTGCGGCTGGACAGTCGAGCGATCTCCTTGAGAAGGTTCTCGGCGGTTTGGAGCAGGTGCCAATAGGTGACGGTGGCGGAGGCTTTCGCTTCGTCGAGCTCACGCTGAAGGGTGGACTCACTCATCGGTCTTCTCCGTCCTGGTAGCGGGTGAGCCAGGCCAGGGCGAGTGCCCCGACCTGGGTGACTTCGGCGATAGTGTCGGCGTTGTGGCCCGTGCTGTTGGCATTGTCGTAGGTGAGGGAGGCGGCGACCTCCCCAACCTCCTCAGCGAGCGCGTAGAAGCGAGACTCGTCCGTGTGGCCGTCACAGTCGAGCGTCATGCCCGGGTGCTTGGCGGCAGCCCGCTCATACTCGGCGACGAGCACCTCTCCGAAATCCTCGACGCCATAGTGGAGCAAGAGCTCCATCGCGTCCATAGCGATAAATTCGAGCTTAGACCGAATAGAGTTGTGGTACGGGGTAGTGTCGGCTCGCTGAAGTTCGGCAGCCTTGAGGCGCTCGATCGAGAACCCTAGGGAGCCGATGTTGTCATACAGTTCAGCAGTCAACCCCAGTGTGTTCCATGGCTGTCGGTTGACGTACACCCCCAGGCTGGCTGCCGCCTGCCGGATTTTCTTCGCTGTGTCACTGTTGGCCGGGTTGTGTGCGCTCATTAGGATTTCTCCTTATTCTCTGGTGGCTTGTGGTCGGGGCATGTCAGTACCACCCGCACCGGGGGTAGGGCACTGGTCGCCAGGCGCCATAGATGCACTCGTCGTGCCACGGGATGTGGCGGCGAGTCCACCAGCCGCCCATGGGGGTCATGAACATGTTCGTTCTCCTTCGTTCGTGAGTGTGTATGTGTTTCCATCCCAGTACCGCACTGGGATGGTGGCGGGGTCCTCCCACCATGCAACACCGTAGCCGTCCTGTTTGGCTTCTTCCCGGTGCTGCTCGATGTACCCGTGGCAGCCCCTTACCCCGTCCCCACAGAGGAGGATGAGGTTAGCGGGGCTGTTGATGGATGGGTCCTTGGTGCCGCCCATGCCGCGGGGCTTCCTGTGCTGGATGCTTGCGGCGTAGGTGGCGACGTGGCGGCCGCAGCGGGCGCACCGGTACTGGTCCCTCTCGTACACGGCATCCCTTGTTTCCTGGGAGGGCCCTGTTTTCCTGGGAGACCCCTTCCGGCGCGCCCACCTTGCCTGCGACTGGCTCATTCCGCGCTCTCAATCTCGATGAGGCTGATGTCCCCCGTGGCGATGAGCTCCCGGATGGCTTCCTCCTGGGCTGGAGAGACGCGGGCCGAGATCCTAGGGTCGGGCGTCACGAGCTCAACCCCGTCGGGGATCTCACCCGTCTGCTTGATGAACCCGTCTAGGGCGGCTTTCGCCGTGAACCATGGGGCGGGGACCCGGTGGATGGCGTCGGGCTTGTTCCACTCGAGCCACCTGACTAGGGCCTGCTCGTTCGTCACCTGATAGGCGGGGGTGGCGGTGGTGACGCTGATGGCGCCCACCTGCTCCCCGTTGATCGTGGCATACGACCGGTCCCCCGGGGCCATCACCTCCATGAGCTCGGCGAGGGCTTTCTTCTTCTCCTGGGAGGCCACTTTCGCAACGTGCGCTGCGATGGCGGCCCTGCGGAGCGCGTTCTCCTTGTTCACTGCACCTTCCCTGCCCCGTAGTTGTTCTGTAGCCATGCACGAAGCATGTCGGGGTTGGCCTTACCTCCGGCGGCGAAGTACTCCTCGCGCACCTTGTCCCCGTTTAGATGGTGGGCGGCGCAGAAGCCGTCGAGGATCATGCCGCACTGCTCGGCGGCTGTTCTCTTGGGAACCCCCTGTTCCGTTGGGAGGGTGGTGTTCTCGCCGGCGCCCCTGTTCTCTTGGGAACCCCCTGTTCTCTTGGGAACCCCCCTTTCGAAGGACTCCCCATCCGGGTCGGGGTCGTCCGTGGGGATGGTGAGCGCCTGGAGCAGGAACGTCCGGTAGGCGACGCTCATTGCTTTCGCGATCGCCTTGTCCCCGAAGTCCATAGCCTCGGCCGCAACCTTTCCGTGGATGCTGTCCCCGCCGGGCCCGTAAACCCGGTAGGTGACCTTGACGACTACCTCTGCAGTCTGCTTGCCGTTCGCGGTGGTGCCGTTTGATCGGTGCACGTCCACGTCCTCTGGGAGGATGGTGACGCCGTGCTTGCGCAGTGCGGGGCCGACCGCGTTCATTACCGCGTCGATTCCCCTGAAGTTGAATCTCTGTGCCTGGTTCTTGCTGTCTTTCTTGACTGCTTGGACGTCCCCCATGACCTTGCTTAGGGCTTGGTGGACTGTTGGGGTGTCTGCCATGGTTTCCTTCCTTTCTTGGGAACCCCCTATTCCGTTGGGAACCCCCTATTCCGTTGGGAACCCCCTATTCCGTTGGGAACCCCCTATCTGGGGTACGTGTACGGGCGGTACGGGCGAAGCACGTACAGGTACTCACTGAGTCGCTTGAGCTCAGTGCCGAGTAGCCTGCGGTCGCCGTCGTTGAGGTGCCACCACGGGCCGCGCTTGACCCACTCCCTGTCGTCTTGGTCGTAGACGGCTTCACCGTCCTTGAGGCGCCGCATCTCCCCGTGGGTGATCACGACGTGCTCCAACGGCTCACTCAGCCCCACTGTTGCGCTCCTCCTGGCTGATCGCCCGGTCGAGGTAGGCGCGCGCCTTGCGCAGGTCGACGATTCGACTGGATGCTCCACCCTTGCGGCCGAGGCGGGCGATGTACTTCACGGCGTTCCACACGTGCGGATCATCGGGGGCGAAGGCGTCCAGGACATCCCAGGACTCCAGATCGACCGTGCTCTCCGGCCCCCCCTGGGCGATAATCTTCCCACCCAGCCACGTGTAGTGCTCGGGCGCACCCACATCGTCCCCCTCCTCCTCGAGGTCATCAGAGTCAGCCTCAACATCCCGCCCGTATAGGGCGCCGATCTTCCTGACGGTATCCACGTCACTAGCGCTACAGCCCGCGAGCGTAACCCTGCCATCAGGAATGTCCGTCCCGCACACCTGGAGCACCATTGGCCCGTCGCCCACGATGTGCAGGTGGCCGCCGGCGAGCCGCACGCAGGCCTCACTGGCTGAGATGGGGACATCCCCCAGGATGTGGATGGCCTGCAGTAGGTCTCTGCAGTTGTAAACGCAGTAAGAGTTCATATCTCTCCCTCTCTAGACCCCGCACCTTGCGGGCATCTATGGGCCGCCTGGACCACCGGTAGATCAGCCCAAGCCCCTATGGATCGCAGTGAACGGGGTCGGGTCCAGGCGACTCATAGACGGGCAGGCTGTGTCGACTACGCGGCGCTCAGGGCGGTGCGTGCGGCGCCTGCCGTCTATGGGCGTTTCTCTGTGTAGTTCTCAATCAACGCGCGCAAGCGCTATTCAACGGCTGTCCGTGTTTCTGCTGCGCTGCCCTCTAGGCGAGGCGGCGGGCCACTATCGCTAGTGGCTCACCGTCCTTCCTAGCAGTAGGCCGACGGCGGTTTGGGCGTGTAGATCTCGGGGTAGTAGATGCAGTGGACGTACAGGCGCGCCATGGGGTCCGAGGAGAACATCTCACCGTCGTCAGTGATGGTCACCCACGACCAGTCGCGGCGGAGGACAACCCCCTCCTCGGTGTACTTGGCGCTCCAACCCTCCTCGGTGAGTCTGGCAACCGCCTCGGCTGTGCGGCGGCGCCTGTCCTCGGGGTCGATAGCCTTGGCGTCATTCATGGTGTCTCCTTCTGTGTGAGTGGGTGTGCGGCTAGCGGGCGTGCTTCTCGACGATCTCCCAGAACAGGTCCGGGTAGATGTCGGAGGCCTCGTCGATCGGGCCGGTGACGTCCTCGCTCTTGCGCAGCACGTCGCAGATCTCGTGCTCAATGGCCTGGTTGCGGGTGGGGTACAGGTTCATAAACTCCTTCTTGCGGCGGTGGGGATTAGGTTCGTGCCCGGCGGGGGAGTCGAACCCCCGCTGCGACCATCCGGGCGGCTGGCTTCACGCCAGCGTGTAGATCACGTTCGCGGCGGCGTCCTGAGCACTGTGCTCCACCGACGTCATCACCGCGTCAAGGTCCGTGATGACCCACCGAGATTCCATGTCGTCGTCCTCCTCGGTGACCAGGACGCCGGGGTGCCCGCTACCCCAGTGGTTGTAGACGCGCGTGCCCGCGTCGCCGTCGGTGGCCTGAAGGTCGGTGAGCCCGTCAACGATTGACCACCAATCGGTCATCTCGTAGTCCCCGCCAATGATGACGGTGGCGATCGCGTCGAGCGGCTGCCCGTAGGCCAGCGCGCCGGCCCGGAACACGGCGGCAACGTCCCGGCCCTCGTAGCCGCTCCACTCGATGCCGGGAACGCTAGAGTGAGTGACCTTCCAGGTGCCGTTAATGTCGACCTCGATCGTCGTGTGAGAGTCCTCGACCTCCCAGCACTCATCCCAGTAGGAGATGCTGATGTCGCCTGCGGCCTCGTTCTCAATGGCGTCGATGACGGCGACGCAGCCGGGGATCTTACTGGCGTAGTGCATCAGGTGGAGCGCGATCTCATCAGCGTTGGCCGGCCCGTCGTAGGCGGCGGCCGGGTTCTCGTCGGTGGTGGCCCACACGTCGCAGCCGGCCATGAACACGGAGGCGGTGACGTCACCGACGGTGATGAGGTAGACGCTGTCCTCCTCATCGGGGATGTCCGTGGTGGTGTAGGCGATCGAGTGGTTGGTGAGGATCTCCTCGACCTGGGCGGTAGTGGTGGGCGCGGCGTTGAAGTCCATTGGCTTGATCCTTTCGGTTGGGGCGGTCGCCCCGTGGCTGATGACCCAACTATAGCCACACCGAGACAGCACGAGTCAAGCCGCGGTCGACACCAACTTGCGTGACCTACGTCATCGAACGCGTGTTCGACGCCCCCACCTACGCGAAACGACCACTTCGATATGCACCCCCCCCACTACCCCTGCACGCGCGCACGCGCACACCCCCGCGCGCGAGAGGCCGTGTAAGCCAATCTGAGCGCCTTTCACGACCCCACCCATATGCGGGTACCACCCCGCCCCCGAAAGCGCCCCAGAGAGGCCCACAGCGCCTCAGGCGGGCATGCGAGGACACATGGCCACCCGCCGCCCCGCCCAGCAGGCACAAAAAAGTGCCCCGCCGGCCGAAACCAGCGGGGCACCAGGGGGGGGTCAGGCGGCCGCGCAAACCTCAGCGGCGCGCGCGATCACGCCCGCGTGGCGCACCTCCGCATAGGGCCGCAGCCCCTCCCACACATCGACGCCCTGCGAGGCCGCGTACTGGGCGAAGGCTGCGTCCCCGAGCCACTGGGCGGCAATCAGGGCCTCGCCGAAGTAGGTGGCCTCGCTGGACTTGATCTGCTCGTAGCCGGTCATTTTCGATTCCTTTCGTTGGGCGGGCGGCTGATCGCCCGCGCGGTGGGATGACCATATAGGGGGGCGTTTTCCCGCAGAATCAAGCCAAACTGGCGTGTAAAGGGTGGTTTCCATAGGTGTTTTTCAGGCCCCGAACCCCAATTGTTCGAACGGTCTTCGAACACAGCCTGAACGCCAACTGTGCGCCGCCCGTGCCACCCCTGTGCAAGACGTAGGACAAAGGTCCCACGAACAGTGTTCGATTCGATGGCCTCCGCCACACCAACGCAACCTGAGCCACAGTGCAATAAGTCAATAACCCACAAACCAACACGCGCACGAAAGAGGCGCCTATCGCATCACGCCAACCAACCACCGAGACGATTGGTCGAACATGCGTGCGATAGGCACCCCCCATCAATCACCGACCGCGACGCCACCCCCGCACACGATCCACCACCGCCACCAGGCCAACACCCGACAGCCCCAGCACACCCAGCGCCACGATCCCACCAAGGATCTCGTGATCGTAGTTGTCCTTCACCGGAGCAGGAGCAGCCACCACCTCACGAGGCGAATCCGCGGAACCCACAGTCGCGGTAGCACTAGGAGAAGCAGACTTCTCCACACGCCCATCCACAGCTGCGCTCGGCGAAGCCGAGTGCACATCCCCCCTAGAACGAGAACCACTGATTCCTGCGTTGTCTTCGTGGTCCTTCTCCTCGCCGTCCTTGCGTGCCTTGCAGTTGTCGGAGAGAGCCGCCGCCACGGCAGGGCCGGGCACGTACTGGTCGCCCTTATCCGTCACGAGGGTCTGCGTGCACGCGTCCTGGTCCACGACGATGACGTACCCGTCACGCATGCAGGTCTCCTGCCCGCGCACGTCCACACAGTGAGGGAGGCCGGCGGCGGAGACGGGGTCGGTCTTGCCGGTCCACTCCCACCCGGGGAACGCACGCGCCTCAGCCGGCTCGGTGGGCTCGGGTGCGGGAGCCACATCCTCCTCCTGCTTCTTCTTACTCTTCTTCTTCTTCTTCACATCCACCCCGGTAGCGGTCCCGTCCTGCTTGCGGATGTAGGTGACAGACCCGTCCTCCTCCACGATGAACGAGTCGCCTGAACCATTACCCGAGGCGGCGGCGTCCCACAGGCAGGGCCCGTACTCCTGGCCCTCATCCACGCAGGCGGGGGTCCCCGACACATCCACGGGGGCCCCAGTATCCACAGTCACCCACCCCTGGATGAGACCACCGGGGGCCTCCTCGCTGGCGTAGGCGGGGGCGCACGCACCCATAGCCGCCACACACGCACCCGCACCCATGAGGGCCGCGCGCTTAACCATCCGCTTGATCGTGTCGTTGAAGTCCATCTGCCTGGTTCCTTTCCTGGCTGGGCCGCCTGGGCCCGTGTTGCTGATGGGCAGAACCATACGCCCACCAACCACCACCACGTCAACCCACGACCCACACAGACACACGTGATGCACGCCATCGAACACACGTACACAAACACAACACCACAAACACACACAACAAACACACAACCCGAACAACAGTTCGAAAACCACAAACCACCAGCACAAACACAAAACAAACCAACAAGTCAAACAACCAACAAACAAAAAACAAAACCCAGACACCCCAGGGAATAACCCCCCCCCGCCCCCCATTCCGAT